AAGATAGCCTTTGAAACTGGTATATGATATTTCACTTTGTTCCCCAAGAACAGCTCTGATTATATTGTATGCATCTGTTTCCTTACATGTAATCACTGCATCTTGTTTGTCGCTTATAGCAGCCATTCCATCGTTCGGTGCTTGTCGTGGTTTCTCTTCTTTCACCAGTATGGCGGTATCCGGTCTGCCTGAAATCATCCCTCCTATCACGGACAAGATAGATTTCCTCACAATCGGTCTGTATTCTTCGATCAGCTTCGGTGTGGATTTCCCGTTATTAAGACTTCTGACAAAATACCTCGTAAACTCATCGCCCGGCGACTGGAAATTCTTTGCAAGAATCTCCTTTATCTGTATCATCATTTGCAGTTCCTTTGCCGTGCTGAATATTTCCGACTCATTGTAGCATGACTTGTGGAACTTCTTCATTTCCTCTATATCTGCATCCGACAAGTCCAGCATATTCACCACCAAGAAAGGTTTCTCGTCCATGATGTTCGTCTTGTCAAGATCCGCATAAAACCGATACTCGATACCGTTTGTAAGCACCCCAAAGCGTGCGTTGGACGCAGCATAGTATTTTGAAAGCTGGGTGTTGTGCAAGTCAAGGTTCTGCTTACAGTGCTTGCATTCTATCAGAATAATCGTCCTGCCATCCTTTTTGATGGCGTAATCTATCTTATCACCTTTCCTTGTCAGATCGCAGTCCATTTCAGGCACTACCTCAAAAGGATTGAATACATCATATCCCAACGCCGTTATTATGGGCATGATGAAGGCGTTCTTGGTGGCTTCCTCTGTCTGGATGGCATCTTTCTGCTTCTTTATCCTTTCCGCAAGCTGAAGTATATTGTCTTTGAAATCCATACCTATCTTATAAGTTGTTTATAAATTCGGTCGCTTCATTCTGTTCAGATCCGGTGTATTCCATATACTCCCTTACAGCCTGCTCGATGTACCCACGGGATTTTAAGACGTTCCACTTCTTTATTTTCCGCTGGTATTCTTCACTGCTTCTGTCTATAGTAGGACGTTCTTTCTTTGTTTGTTGTGCAGAAGTGCTCTCCTTTTTGATTTCGGTTGCTGCTACCACCTTTATATCACCTTTGCTCTCTTTGTTGTTGTGCTGCTTGGGTTCCTTCATTTCCGACGCTATTGTTTTCAGCAGTGCCAACATTTCACTGTTTTGCTTTTCGTACAGCGCCTTGATGCCTGCTACATTATTGGTCATATTCCACACCTTGAAGAACAAGATTATCTGCAAGATTCCAAACACCAAGCAAACGATTGCTAGAATTAATGTAAATGTTTCCATAGTGTATTATTAATTAAATTTCATTTAGTCATCCTTTCCATTAAAGACAGCAACCTGTCCACCTGCTCTTGCGCTTTCGCTGTAAGTCTTTGCTGTTCCATCAGACTTTCCAATGCCTTTTCCAAAGCGCTGGTGGTATTCACGTTATTGCCGTTTCCTGCTACAGAAGTTCCATGATGGTCGCTATTGGCAATATATGAAGATGTATCGTTAAGCATCTCCCCTTCTCCCGTAAGAAGCCAGTCAGTATTAAGTTCAGGGAATTTTCTCTGAATATCCAGCAAGCCACGTTTGCCTACAGAATTTTTAATCTTGTGCACATAACCATTGGATAGCCCACAAGCCCTTTCGAAATCTGATATTGAAATCTTCTTCGATGAGATGAAATCAAAAAGCCTACTCTGTACATTCATAAACAACAAGTTTAATTAATATTAAAATCCACTGATTAATCACTGAGTTTTCTTGTTTCTTAGATAATATATTTATCTTTGCATTACAAAATTAGTAAAACAATAAATAAATCAAAATAATATGGCAGAAAAAGAAGAGAAAAGCCCGATTACACCAACGCTGAGAGTGATGAAGATAGGTGAAGAATTTACTTATCCTATTCAGATGATGACTTCCGTCAGAACTGTATGTACCACATACGGACTGCAATGGGGAAAGACATTCAAAACCCGTATAGACAGAGAGGCTAAAACAATTACAGTAACTAGAATGAAATAAATTATGTTTGGATTTGGTAAGTTAGTCAAAAGACACAAACTGTCTGTTGCTGAAGAAGCGGAGTTGCGCAAATGGAGCTATAATACAGCTTCTTTCGTTAAAGACTATTACAGATATTGTGAGTCAAAAAACATTCCAACCATTCCTGAAGATTTGCTTGCGGAAAGGTTGGAACGCTCCGAACAATTATTCAAATGGCTTACGACAGGGCATTTTTAATAAGAGTTATGACTTTCTCATAACTCTCACTAATATTATAGTTAATCTATTCAAAACCATTCTTTTTGTTACTTGACGGCATTTGTATGCCAATGATAGCATTATTGAAGAGTGATTCAACAATAAAAATAGATGATACATTAATCAACACCTTGGTAGTAGGTGCATTCTCATGTGTTATCACATGAACTTCGATAAAATTTTTCATGATTCTTAATTTTATAAGTTGATATTGCAAAGTTAAGAAAAGCCTCTGAAAAAGACATGAGTTGCCGAATCGAATTGGCTCAGAGGCGCGATTTTAAAGAGTTCTTTGACATTTTGGAAAACATAATAAAGAAAACTTTCAGCACATCAATTTGTCTTTAACGTGATGAGTATGCTTGGTGTGAGGCACAAGTATCGCTGAAAGTATGACCTTCAGATACAGCCTGTGCGGACGTAGTGAATATTCCGTACAGGCACGAGTTTTAAAAATATCAGATTATAAGATTCATATTGAATAGTTCACTCAGTGGTACAACACAATTAGTAACAGCATTCAATATCAATAGCACATCACGTTAAACAAAGTTTAACTAATTGATAATCAGTTGTTTATATTTGTATAATCCACTTTAATAAAGTATCTTTACAATATCAAAATAAATCCATAAACAGCAAGGATATGAAAAGATACGATTTAAGCAGAATAATGACAAGAGCGCATTACATTTTCGGCCACACGTTCAATACCACATTCAGCTACTGCATAGACCAACTTTGCTAAATTCCCTTGTTAGCTAATTGAAGGAAGCAAGACTTGAACTTGCAATCGGATGATATTCCACGCTGTCAGACTGTTTACGTCCATCCTTTTTCACCGCTGACAGGCGGCTACTTAACAATCCCATTTCTGTCATTCCTTCAATTTAGCTGTTTTCTCTTATTTCTGCCTCAAAAATACAATATTTTATTTGTCTTTCAAATAAAACTGGGCAAAAATACTATTTTTCTACTCTCAAGGTCTCAACCTTCCAACATTTCATCATATGGTCTGTATCTATTCCTATATTGAAGCGTTTACCTATATAGTTTTCGTGCGCTTCTTGTTCTGGGAGGTTAATGGGGGTAACGAACCAGTCTTCATTGCCATGCTCGTCTTTCAGATAGACTTTTACTATCGTTTTCATAATTCCTCAAATTTTCCAAGTTCACATTCTATAATATCAACTTCACTTTCATTGGTATATAAACCATTTTCTTTGGCAGCATCAATAGCAGCATTTTCATAAAGAAATACACCGAAACACACTCTACTTGATTTTGTTTTCCAAATATCAGTTTGAAATAAAACGTATACTTTATTCTTCATCTCCCCACAACTTTAGTGCAAGTTCATAATTCTTCTGTGCCTCATTTACGGCTTTCTTGGCATAAGTAAGAGTGTAGGCGTGTTCTCGTGGGTATTTGCCGGACTTCACACCTTCATGGAATTCTTTAGCTTGTTCCAGCTTATGTTCGTAGAAATCGATACTTTCAGGCATTGAAAGATTGATCGTTTCAGCACGTTTTTCCCAATATTTGGCTACTCTTTCATGTTCGGCAGCCTTGTCGCTGAGCTCAGCACTTTTGCCCATATTGTTCCAGGAATCTTCTATCATCTTCCTGTGCCGCTTTTCACTATGATGTCCGACTTTGATTGGTTCGCCTAAGGAAAGGAAATCTCTATCTTTGTTCGAGCGATTGAAATACTCATTACTCTTTTGTGCAGCCAATGATGCCCAATCATGCCTGCATTCCGCTCTTTGCTTCGCCCATTCCTGTACATTAAATCCGTCAGCCCGAACGATAGAGTAATAATAGAAACCATCTTTCTCGAAAATCAGATTAAAAACTATGCTTTCATTCTCTTTGCCATACTTGGTTGTAACCTCAATAACTTCTCCTTTTTCGTGCTTTTCATCGCACTTTGCCAAAAATACATTTGGACAGAATTTATAATAAGTATTCATAGTTCTATGATTTATCCGTTATACTTTGCAGATATCTCTTCTGCTTTCAATTCTTTGGCAAGCTCTCCATTCTTGTAGAAGCGTACAGCAACAACTCTCACCGTTTCTGACAAGAATCGACCACAATCATTGGTTAACTTCACTTTTAGCTTGCTTGCCTTGGCTAAACTTTTTGTACGCTTCTTTATTGTATTTTTGAATCCGAAAACACAATCTTCGGTATCAATCTCAAATGAATATGTTGTGGAATACATTACTCTTTGAAGCTCTTTTGTTAGTTCTGTTACTTTGCTCATTTGCTCTCTTCTATTATTAGTCGTTATTATTTCCAAGAAGTTCTTGTAAAGCAGACTTATATCCGTCCAACGCCTGTTGTGTATATCCCAATCTGAATTTTTTATCTGCTGAAAGAGAGTCGTTGTTCAATCCTTTTTCAATAGCTTCAATGTTTGCTTTGTAGTATCTGATAAGTTCTTCTGTTTTCATTGCTCTTGACTTTTACTTGTTATTAATAGGTTTATTTTGATATTGTAAAGATACAAATAAATAATTGATTTACAATGGTTTATATCTTTTATTTTCATCATAAAATACTGAAAAACAAAGATTTAACTTTTACTTGCAGAAACGAAAAAGGCAGAACGGACTTCTCCATTCTGCCTTAATGCAAGCAAATGTTCTATGAATATAAAATTAACTTCAAACAAATGTAGGCGTAAACTCGATACCCAACGCACGCGCAATGCGGAAAAAACTTGATAACTGGATATCTACTTCCCCTTTTTCAACACGGGCGATATAACTTTGCTCCTTACCAATTTTCTGCGCCAACTGCTTCTGGGTCAATTTTAGCTCCTTGCGGCGTTCACGAAGTATATCACCATAATACCATGCCATCGACTTCTCATTGAACTTCTCACGAGTATCTGTACCATGTTCCCCATATTTCTCATTAAGTTGCTGGTTGGTTGTTCTGAGTCTTGCCAACTTCTTTTCATCTAACTGTATCATAATGCTAAATCTTTTAAAATTCGTATTGCTTTGGCTATTTGCTTATTGTAATCCTTTGTAGATTTCTTTAAAAATCCGTTAAGCAGGATTATTTTTGTTGCTAAAATGACATTGCTGTTGTCAATTGCAAATAACACAGTTCTGTACTCATTAGAGCCGACTGACACACGCATTTCATATAAGTCTGTTCCATCCAAATGCTTTATATACTTTACAGGCAAGGCATACACCGTTTGTACAAGTTCAAATGTATACTCGAACTTATCCTTTACCCTTGCATTTAGATCATTGTAGAACTCTTCAAATTCCTCTGTCTTGTATATGGTTCTTATATCAGTGGTTTTAGTTTCTATTGATTCCATGATGCAAATATAACTAATTAGTTATAATGTAACAAGCTTTACGCCCTATTTTACACTAAACTTTTTCATTGCTCAAATACTTTTCTGTGATTATTTCAACCGATTTGCTTATCATGGAATCTGTGTCGATTCCTATCTGTTGGTAGAAGTTCTCATTTCCGGCAAGACTTTCACTTGCAATTTGCAGTGTTCTGAGTTCTTCTTTGGTGAATCCGATGCGGAAGGTGCGGAAGATGGATAACGCTTCTTTCAGGCACCCGGACTCGAATAAATTGATTGCTTTTTCTGTTTTTGTTCTCATATCCTGATATTTAGATGTGAATGTATAATATATTTGATATCAAAATGTTATAAATTAAATTACCATCATAAACAACTAATAGATCCCTAAAACAGCCTTATACAATTCAAAATTCTTGTTTTCAACATATTCAT